CGGGATTTGTAAAGGCCGGTCTGCTGGACCCCTAACTTTCCCTTGTCCCGCTCCAGCAGTTCGTTTTCATCCACCAGGACCGCCATTTTCTTTCCGTTGACGGTGTGGGTGTCCGCAAACTCCAGCTTGTTCAGAAAGACGTTGAACACGTCCGCCGCTATGCACTCCTTAAAGCTGGGGACGCCCATTACTGGGCACCCCCGCCGTTTTCGGGGTCATTGGCAGTGGCCTGGACCTCCACCGCCGCCAGGATGGCGGCCCGCTCGGTGTTGTTCTTTGCCTTGGAAATATCCACGCCCATGTCCGCCGCCAGTTTCTCCAGATCCGCCTTTTTCCACTTCTCCAGGTCCGCCGCGTCCAGGTGGCCGGTCAGCATGGCGGGCGCTCCGCTGTCCCCGCCGTTTTCGGCCTCCCCCGGCGTTTCCTGGCCGTTCTGGACGTGGTTGCCGCTCCCGGCTGGTTCCTGCCCCTCTTTGGTTTCTCCGCCGTCCTGGAGGCTCCCAGGGGCAAACATGGCGCGGATCTGTTCCTCCATGCTGGAGGCCCCCACAAACTCCCCGGCGGCGTCCTCAATGGTCACGCCCATGGCCTGGATGGCCTCCGCCGCCAGGTCGTTCACTTTGGAGCGCCTGGCGGCCTCCCGGACGGCGGCGCGGACGGCGGCCTCTGTGTCCTCCCCGGTCCATGCGGCGCTGTTTGCTCTTAACCACGCCGCCACCATTCTGGCGTCATGTGCGGGGATTGCCTCCCCGCGCTCATAGGTCCGGCCCATGTACTGGATCGGACGCTGGGCAATCAGCTTTTTCATGCTCCGGCCCTCCGATCAGCCCAGCAGCTTGACCAGCACACTGGTGGCGGTGGTGGCAGCGTCCGCCGCCGCGTAGCCCGCGGGCGTGTTGTTCACCGTTTCCTTGCCCTGTTCCTCCCCCACTTCGGTGGAGGCGGTGGCGGTGATCACGTCCGCGTCCGCGTCATAGTAGACGGCGGTGCCCATCTTGATCTCCTCGGTGTTGGCCTTGGGCATGGCAAACACACCCACAACATGGACGGCCCCCTGGTCGCCCGCCTTAATCGGCGCGGCGGCCACGCCGATCCGGGTGCCCAGGTTTACCACGGCATGGTTTTCCACGTTCTCGGTGGGGAAATAGTCCAGGGTTTCGCCCCTCTGGTAATAGACTGCTTTCATGTTCTGTTCCTCCTTACTGCCCCATGGGCACACCGTTGTTGCGCAGGATCCCCCGGAAGTCCGCGGCGCTGATCCCCCAGTCCAGCCAAATGTCCCACAGATAGCCCAGGTAGCCGGCCTTTTCGGACCGCCGGAAACTGGGGGCGGTGGTCCCGTTCAGATAGTCCACCTGCACGGACTTCACCAGCCTGGGGTCAGACGCCATAAACCACGGGCAGGCCGCGCCGGCGGCCAGAATGTTCAGGACGGCCTCCTGGACCACCTTGATCCTGTTCTTATACTTGGTGTTCAGCACGTTGACGGTGTGGCTGCCGATCCCCTCCACGTCGATCTGTGCCGTGCCCAGGATCTGCTCCACTTTCATGCCGTAGCCCATGGGCACCACAATGGTGGCAGGCTCCACCATAATGCTTTCCCCGAACTGGTCCACCTGCAGGCCCATCATCTCGATCATCTTCTCCAGCACGGTAACGCCGGGGGCGCTGCCCGTGGTGATCAGGTTCTTGTGGGCGGTGTCAAAGAGGGGGGCGCCGTCAAAAATGGCGGGGTTCTTGTAGATCAGTTCATAGACCTGGCGGTTGATCTTCTGCTTGGCCTTGCGGGTGTACTGTTTCGGCATATTCGCCAGGAAACCAATGTCGTCATTGATAAACGCCTCGCGGGTCATGCTAAACTGGGTGGCGTATGTGTCCAGCTTGCGGGTGGGCAGCAGGTCCGTTTCCAGGGTGCTGGCCTTGATCTCTCCGCCCTCGGTCACTTTCTGGAAGTCGCCGCCGCCCATGACATACTCATGGTCCTTGCTGGCCTTGAAGTCCGGCAGGGTCCCCTTGCTGGTCCACTCCTCAAAGGTCGCGGGCTGGAGGTCATACTGCTGGACGATGGCCTTTTTAATGGCGTTGTCCATGATGGCGGGGAAGTCCGCCGTGGAGCTGAAGAACTGCCGTACCGCCGTGTCCCACAGGTCCGCACGGGACCGGCGCAAAAGTTCCGTTACGGTCCCCTCGCCGCTGCGGGCCATGCACTCAATCAGCATATCCCGCATGGACATACCCCGCATATCCTCCGCGCCCTGGGCGGGCTTGTCCAGTTCCACGCCCGCCTGGATCAGCATGGCGTCCCTGGCGGCGTCCCGGAAATTGTCCATTCCGCTGTCCCTGGTGCCTACCACCACCGGGGTGCCGTGCTGGATCATGTAGTCCACGGCGGCGGCCCGCACCTTGTCCATGGTGTCGCCGTTGCGGATATGCTCCGCCGGGTCCATTCCGGTCTGTCGGCACAGGGCCAGAATGTCATTGATCCGCTGGCGCTCCTCCGCCACGGCCCGCTGTGCGCTCTCCTCGCTGGTGGCGCCGTGCGTCCCGGCAGGGGGAGGGGTGGGGGTGTTCACGGGGTCCTGGCCGCCCGCGCTGCGCTGGCCGCCGGCAGGCTCCCCGCCTCCCTGGTCGTCCGGCTCCGCGTCGATCTTGCGCTGGAGATCGTCATACTCCGCCTGTTCCTCCGCCGTCAGGCCCCGCCCGGCGGCGCGGGCAGCGTCCACAATGGCCTGCTGCCGCTCGATCCACTTTTTCTTGTTTTTCATGCTCTTACCTCCAATACCTGTTTTTGTTGATCTGGATTTGCCTCTCATACAGGGATAGATCCGGCGGCCCGTTATCGGACCGGCCCACGCCCACGGTTGCGTCCGCAGGCACGGAAACAATGGAAATTTCCAGCACCGTCCATTTCCGGGCGATTTGACACGGTCCGGTGAAACGTCCGTCCGCAGACACGGCCCCGGCCTTGACCTCCTCCCAGGCGTCCACAGCGTAGCGCACGGACGTGGTTTTCAGGGTTCCGGTCTTGACCTTGCCGAAAATCTTTTCGGCGTCGTCGTCGCTGTCGAACTCAATTTCTGCCATGCCCCGGTTGTTCTCCACCCAGGCCCGGATCACCCTGCCCACCACTCTGTCCACGTCATGGTTGAACAGGACCACGCCCACCGTGTTCATGCGGGACAGGTCCACAGCGCCAGGGCCGTGGTCCAGGATCTCCATGCCGAAATAACGCCGGTATGGCTCCTCACTGGAAAAGCTAACTGTCCTCCGCCGGCTGTTCTCCGCCTCCGCCGGGCTGTTCGCCTCCCTGGTCAGGATTTCCCCCATGCTCCGGGTCGTCTGGTTCTTTTCCTCCTCCGGCGCCGCTCTGCTGGGCTGCTGTCGTTCCAGTTCCAAAAATTACACCTCCCATATCAATTCCTTTTTTGCGGCCATACTCCAGGACCTCCGCCAGTTCGTCCACGGCCTCTTTCCAGTCCTTGCCCTTTTCGGCCTGGAGGTCCTGGAAAGTCTTTTGGCCGCTTTGCAGGGCGATCTTGTCCGCGCTTGCCTCTTTCGCCGGGTCGATCCACTTTTTCGGTGCCTTGACCCAGGAATGATCCATATAGTCCTCTTTGCGCTCCCAAAAATCTGGCACAGAAAACAGGCCAGACAGCACCCCCGAAATTAGAAAGTTTTCGTACACCTCGGACATGAACGCGGTTAAAAGTTCGATTTCCTCCGTGTATGTGTTTTCATCCTCCAGGGCATTTTGACGGGCGGACGAATAGGTGGCCCCGCTCATGTCGCGGCTTACCGCCTCATAGGAAAGGCCCTGTCCCGCTCCAATTAGGCCCTGCTGTGTTTTCAGGAACGCGGTGGCGTCGGTGGCCGCCCCTTTGGGATCCACCACCTCCACGTCGTCCCCGGCCCCCAGTTCCATGATCATGCCGGGCGTCATTTTCTTGCCGGAATAGTCCACCTGTCCGCCCTTGCTGTTCCAGTTACTCCGCCCGGTGCCTCCGCTCGGCATGGTCTTTTTGATCACCAGTCCCACCAGGGCGGCGATCCGTTCCTTGATGGCCACGGCGGTGATAAATTCGTTTGTGTCCCGCACTCTGGTGATTGTCGGGGACATATCGGACATTTCCCGCAGTTGGCTTGGGCGGTGTTTGCTCTTGTAGAAAAACACGTCCTTTGCCTCGATGTATGCAGGCTCCGCCAGCTGCCAGCCCTCTATGTCATACTGGCGGATCCAGTAGCCCACAGGGCGGCGATATTGGTTATACTCAATTCCGCCCACCACCCTGTTTCCCTGGTAGCGCGGCGTTGCCTGGGTCTTGTCCAGTTCGTCCACTTCCAGGCATTGAAGTTTGAACGGGACCACACCGCCGGGGGTGTAACGGTACAGGACGATCATGCCGCCGTCCACCTTTTTCCGCTCTACCATCATCCGCAGAATTTCATTGAAAGACTGTTCCCCGGTCACGTCGCAGTTTCTGGCCTTGCACCAGCGTTTCCACGCTTTTTCGATCTGTTTATCCAGGCTGTCGTTTCCGGTTGCGGCCCGCAGGGTATAGCCCTTGCCCACCACGTTGCGCTTGTAGGCGTGGAGAACGGCCTGGGCTATATCGCTGTTTCGCTCCAGGTCCCGCGCCCGTGCCCGCACAATGTCCCGGCTGTATTTGTCGGTTGCCTCCGCGCTTTCGTTTGTGACCCGCCACCCGGAATTGATCCGGCCATTTCCGGCGGCGTCATAGCCCCGCAGTTCCTCCAGCCCTTGCCGCCACATTTCCCGCTCATAGGCCCGGCGCGGGGACACGGCGGCGATCACGTTATCAAACCAGCCCACGCCGATCACCTCCCATCGAAAAACGCCACATAGGTCCGCCCCAGCAGGCTGCCGCTTTCCTCATTGGCCAGTTGTGCCTCCAGGTCGTCCCGCATGGACTTTAACATGGCCAGGTCCGCACGGGTCAGGGACCGGCTGCCGATCTTGTATGACTGGCCACCACACAGCACGGTGGTGATGGCGGTATTTACCTGGGCCAGCATTTCCGCTGCCGTCATTTTCGTTTCGTCCATGGTTCCCTCCGCTTAAATCCACTCGCCGCTTTGGCGGATCCAATTTTCCTCCGGGGCCGTTTCCTGCCTTGGCGTCTGGTCCGCCTTTTCCTGCGGTTTCTCCGCCGTGCCCTCCTGGTTCTGGAGGAACAGGGACCGGACCTCCAGCACGTCCGCCGCCGCTGCCGCGTACACCTCACAGTCCAGGTAATGGTTGGCCGCGTGGGAGGCTTTCAGCGCCCACCGCTGGACCACCTTTCCCTTGGACCGCTCCGTGATCTTATGCTCCGCCGTGACCTGTTCCGCATACTCCAGATCACAGTCTTTGTGTACCATCCAGGCGCCCCGCCCGTTTGGTTTCCTCATTCTGGAGGCGATCATGTCCTTGTATTTTCCGCCGTCCACCAGGACCAGCTGCATACCGTTGGCGCGGCTCCCGGCCTTGTCCACGGTGGAAATTCTATAATGCCCCTGCATGGTTGGGACGCCCTTACAGGCCCGCACCCACTCCGCATTGATCAGGCAAAATTCATATACCGCGTCTGTCTGGTCGCCGCTGTCCATTAGTGCTAATTCCACCATCATTTTTTCCCCGGACGGCATGGAAAAGCTGGTATTCATAACCCGCTCCACCTCCGACATGGAAAGGGCCTGGCCGTGTGCCACGTTTTGGCTGGTCATAAAATCGCCCCAGGCCCGGATCGTCCAGTACAGACAATTCTCCTGCACGTCGATCCCGCCGGTCAGCAGCTTGGTCCACTCTGGCAGTTCCCAGGCGGGCACCTCGGTCTGTCGCTCCATGACCAGATCCGCGTTGGTTTTCAGGGCCGTGTCCTCCCACGGCTCCGCCAGCCAGCTGTTGGTGAAGTTCTGCAGTAGTTCCGGGTCGTCCTTGCTCCGCATGAACTCCCGCGCTATATCGGAAAAGCGGGTAAAGGGGGAGTATAGCGTATTCATCCAGAACGCCACACTTTTGGCGGTCCCGCCCCGCTGCCGTACTGGCCGCCACTGTCCGGCCTCCAGCATTTTCCCCTTGTCCTGGTCTGTGATCACGCCCCCACACGCCTGGCACACATAGAACGCCATTTCCGCCCGCTCCGCGTTGTCCGGCACGTCGTCCTTGCTGGGCCACTTGATTTGTGCAAATTTCAGTTCTATGTACTCCCCACAATGGGGGCAGGGGACGAAATAGTGTTTTTCCATGTCCGCCCGTTCCAGCGCCCGCCATATATGGCCGCTTTTCAGTGTCGGTGTGGAGGCCATGAAAATTTTTCTGTTGAAAAACGTCTTTGTTCGCTCCCTGGCCAGGGAAACGGGGTCCGCCTCCCGCTTTGACGCACCTGGGAACTTGTCCACTTCATCCAGAAATAGGTTTCGGATCGGCTTGCTGGATAGGTCCGCCGGGCTGTTTGCGCCGGTCAGGTATAGAAACATATCCCGGAATTTCAGCTGTAATTTTTTGCTTTCCGTTTCCCGGAACTTGCCCGCTATATCCGGGCAGGCTTTGAACATGGGCACCAGGCGGGTTTCCGCCGTTGTTTCCGCCAGGTCGTCCGATGGATAGACCACCATGGTGGGGGCCGGTTCCTGGTCCACCAGGGTGCCGATCATGTTTTCCATGGCTGTGGTGCCGCCCACCTGGGTGGGCTTGACGAATATAATTTCCTCGATCACGTCGTCAGAAAATGCGTCCATGATCTCCACCAGGTAGGGGGTCACGCTGTTGCGCCACGGCCCCGGCATGGCTCCGCCGGTCAGGGTCCGCTTTTTTTCCGCCCACTGGGAAACGGTCAGCCGCTCCGTCGGGCGCAGGACTTGAATGGCCCGATATATCCAGCTTGGCACCGTGTAGGGCTTTATTTTTTGCCGCCGTTTCATGTTTCCTCCTGGCGCTGTTCCATAGCGGCGTCCGAAAATGCTGTCAGCATGGTTTCAAGTTCTTTCCTCATTGCCTTTTCCATGGTCCGTATGGTCAGCGCGTCCGCATAACCGGCCATGGTGCCCACCGTGCGGGGCGGGATATTCATGGCAAACTTTTTGAACATGGCCATAAACTCCGCCAGTTCCTCCGCCGCCTGGTCCGCCGGTATGTATTTCCCCTCTGCTATGGCCGTTTTCAGCTTGTGGAGCTGCCCCTGGCTTTCTTTCAGTTCCACCTCTGCCTCCAGCTTTTTCAGGGCCAATTCCTCCGCCCGGCCCCGCTCCCCGGTTTCCTGGGCCTTTTGCTCGATGTGGGCAATATACCGCTGGATCGTTTCGCAGGTCCGGTATTTCCGCGCCCCGCCGCCGGGCGGGATCTCGGTTTCCAGCACCCCGTCCTGGGTCAGCTGCTGGACCCTGCGGCACCCCTTAAAGCCCAGCATTTGGGCGATCACTCCCGTGCTGGACCACTCCGGCACGGTCCCGGTCAGGACCGCCGGCTTTTCCGCTTTTGGCTTTTTCGGCGCCGCTTTTTTCACGGCTGTTTTCTTCTGCTCCGCCACTGGAGGCGGCCCCCTTTCCCGCCCCGGCGGTGGAGGTCCGCCGGTTTCGTTT